TCTAACATTTATTCGCCGCCAGGATATCCACTGAACGTTCCTGTAGCAGCTTCTCGGAACTGTGCAATGTATGTTGATCCTTATGATTTGTTCGGCCAGTTGTTTGGTGGGGCAGATCTGGTTCAGAGTTGTTTGGTTCCTGCGTATTAATGCTGGTATAGCTCAGACGGTAGAGCAGTTGCCTTGTAAGCATCAGGTCGAGGGTTCGATTCCTTCTGCCAGCACCATTCGGGGATAGTTTAATTGGTAAAACTGCTGACTCTGACTCAGTCGTTCTTGGTTCGAGTCCAGGTCCCCGAGCCAACTAAAGGAAATATATTATGGATCACAAGACTAGTGCTATTATAAAGATTGTTTGTTTCTTTCTTATAACAATTGTAATTGGTTTTGTTGTAAGCGATATCAATATAATGACAAGTGTGAACTAATTGCGGGTGTAGCTCAATGGCAGAGCCATAGTCTTCCAAACTAAAGACGAGGGTTCGATTCCCTTCGCCCGCTCCAATTCTTATGGTATGTAATGTCTCGTGATAAAAAATATATGGAATTCGTTCGTAGACTTGCTACTTCCAACAATATGAAAATGAAACTGGCAGCGTGTCTTGTTATCCGTAACGAGATTATCTCTGTCGGTTTCAATTCAGATAAGTCTCATCCTCTGCAAAAAAGATTCGCGAAGAATAACGATGCGATCTTTAAACATGCAGAGGTAGATTGTATTATCAAAGCATTGAAGGTTGTCGACGAAGACGATCTAAAAGATGCCACCCTATATGTCTACCGTGTTAAGAAACAAAACAAGGGAGACGCTAATTGGGTGACTGGGTTGGCTGAACCTTGCCCTGGATGCCAGAAAGCTATCGAACATTTTGGCATTAAACGTACGGTATACTCCACTGATCAAGAAAGTTTTTACGGTGTCAATAACCTATAAATAGGTATATGGGAAATGTAAGAACTCGAATCACAAAGAAAACCGGACCAGTTAGAACCACTACTTCATGGGGTGGTAAAAGAGGTATAACCACATCTACCTCTTATGGTGAGAAAGGTATGAGAACTACCTACTCAACCAATCAAAAAACTGGAAGATCTAGAACGACCCAATCATTAAAGGTTGGGCCGAATTCATGGTATACTACTAGTAAAACTACTGGGGGATATCGTAGAAAAAGAGGCAGAAAACCTAAAGGTAGTTTATCGGATTTATTCTGGACTATTGTAATTTTAGGAATTATTGCAGCTATTCTTTTGTGAATATCTCTAATACTCTATTGACATAATCTCCACGATCTTTCACGAATAACTGTGGTTCTTCATGATCTACAGCTATAAGTATTGCGATCTGCGGAACATGTATTTTATACATACGTTCGAACATTAAAGAATAAGTTGTGGCTTGAAGAAAATAAGATTCAATCCATTCTTCTTTCTTTAATTTACGACTTGTTTTAAAATCAATGATAGAAGAAGTTCCATTAAACTCTGCAATAAGATCACAACGCCCGGCAGTCCTAAGAGCAACCGAATATAAAGGTAACTCTACGCCGAGAATGTTATCTACATGTTTGTCTAATAACGTTTGAATGCCCTTGAAAGCATCAATTCCAGAAGGCATAGCACCCCGAAGATGGTTCTCTTCATTGAGCACATAACGTTCTGCGATGGAATGTACGGCGGTTCCACGACGAGCAGCTTGCGTAGAAATCTTTTGAGCTTCTTCGTGACCGACACGCTTCTTCCACTCCATTAGTGCTGTTTTGTCTAACGCTCCATCTAATACAGTCGTTACCGAACGGAATTTTTCTCCGTTCGGTAACACATAATATCTTTTGCCATCTATAGTCTGAGTATCTATCTCAACTTCTGGTACTAGATTATGTTTAAATAATTTACGTCCAAACTGGGTATTTGTTTTCATCTATATATCCATTATCAATACGTATTGTCATTGGCAAAATATCACCAATATCTTGTCCCTTCCAACGCCATTGGGTTTCAACGATACCAAAATCCTTAGCGAACCAGCTTCTAGCGCCAGCTGTCTTTTCGCCGAAGGTTTGGTCATATGTTACTTCTAGAACATCATTATATAGCACACCATTCTTATTTACATAAGTTGGATGTCTAGCTTCGAACTTAACGACCTGCCTACCTGGCGAAGGAAATGTAAAGAATGTAGAATTGAAGAAAGATATTTTTAAAGGTTTGTCTATTAAATCGCCAACTTTCTGCAATCCACCCCATGGAATTTCATATCCTTTTACAAAAGAAGTCGTTCTGAATTTTGTCCAGAATTGATAAGAATATTTTGGATAAATGTCAGCTGTTTCCATAACTCCAAGATAGTTATTATTGGAGTCATAGTATTGGTAATTCATTACCCAAGTAGCTGTCCATTTACTATCATGATAATCCTCTTGAAAGAAGATTCCATTCTCTCCTGTATTCCACACAACCCATTCAATATATTTCTGATCAGCGGGGTTGAAGCCTTTGTAGTGATAGAGTTTACCGAGCTCTGGTTTTGGCCAGTAGTCGGAAAAATTAAAAGATTCGCTCATGTTATTATCCTCATTTTGTCCTTTAGAACTATATATTCTTTTACGAGAGCAGACCTTACAATATCTTCTGCGTTGAACTCTATCAACGAAAACGATCTCATAGATTTGACAATTCTCATGAAATCTGTCAATCCGTTTTTCTCATGCTCTCTAGTAAAGTCTGTTTGCCTGAAATCGCCACAGAATATAACTTTACAATTATGGCCAATACGAGTGATAACAGAGTCTAACTCATGAAGAGTTGCGTTCTGCATCTCATCAACAATAACTATACAATCATTAAGAGTAATACCACGTATAAAAGATGTAGAAATAAACTCAATAATATTTTTATTTTTAAGGTAGTCGTATGCGTCTCCTCTACCAAATAATTCATTACAGATTGCGTAATAGGGAGCTTCATATACTTTAGTTTTCTCTTTCGAATTACCTGGCAAAAACCCCATGTCTCTGGTGGGCACCACTGTACGCACGATAACAATCTTTTTAAAAGAACAGTCTGGATTTCCCAATACTTGTTTAAGGGATAGATACATGGCCATGAAGGATTTGCCTGTTCCTGCAATGCCATGCAACATTAAATTTTTTTCTTCAGAGAACGCCTTAAACGTACATCTTTGGTTTTCTGTCAGAGGATCAAAATGTCTTAAATTGAAATTTAATTTTTCTTGATAATTTTCTTTAACAGGTTTTCCTTGTTGGCGAAGAAGTCTTTTTTCTTTACGGGTTAATCTCTTTGTTGTATGTTCTTCTTCCATTTTACCCCTTAGAATGTGTTGATAGTGCTCCTCGTAATACCTTTATTATTTCCCTTCTTCATATGTTTTAACAGATCACGGAAACCTTGATCGGGTTTACCCATGCCTCTGCCAGAATGGATCATAGGAGCGCCATTTACGAGTTGAGTGATATGCGGATTTTCTTGCAAGTATGCATCAAGTTCCGATATCGACATAAAGTTTTCATACTCTTCACCAGTTTCATTATTTAAAAACTTATATGTTGGCATCAATCTCTCCAAATATCTTGAGAGATATCGTCAATAAAATCTTCATCGTCTTCAATTAGAGCAGAGATATCTTTTGTACGTAAGGCACGTTCAACTCGTTTAGCCTTACGTTTGTTCTCGCGTTCACGAGGATCGTCATGAAATTCTTCGTGATCTGAATAATCGTTTTTCTTAAACTTCTTTAGTGCTGACTTGCTCATTCTGCGATTAACCCTGGTAGTGCTTCTTTGACGTGTTGAACAGTGATGCCGGGAAATGGCATCTTCTTATCCTTCATTGCTAGGACAAGTTTCGCATCGTCGGGATCTAGTCTCTCTAGAAACTCTACGAACATTGCTTCGCGTTTCATTTGATTGAGATTGGGATAGAATCCTTCGACGAAATATCTAATTTTATCAGCTTCTCTGTGGAACACATGCTGCTGATCTACGATTTCATTTGGCCTATAAGGTGGTTCACCTTCTGGTAAAAGGAACTTGACATTTGGATCGAACACAGCCTGCAGAACAATCCGCAGAGCCATAGTATCATTACCCTTCAGATTATCAACTTTTTCCTGCGTCTTTTTTAGTTTAGAAACCTTGTGTAAAAATTCATACATCCCAAGGACAGCCATTATTATCTCCTAAAATTCACTCAAATGTTCAGTAAGGTTTTTGAGTTTGTTTGCTATAAAATAATTTAGTAGTTTGCTACGATCACGATTTGCTTGCGCTTCATATTGTTCCATAACCTTTTGGCGGATATGATCTGG